TTACTTCCTTTCTATCTTGTTAAGAACGAACTTTCCTGATTCAATTGTAACCTCTGTTACATTCTTTATAATATTGAGTAAAAATTCATCTGACAAAACTTCTATTCGTTTTACCCTGTTTAAGAAGAAAGGAACACTTTCATCACTATGTGCTCCCCAACTATTAGCAGAATCAAATAATAGGTCTTTTACTTTATATACATCTTTTTCAGTATCTACAATTATAGGTTGTTCGAGCCATTCCTGTATATCCATAATATCAAATCTATCATCTTTGAAATCAATACTTGCTATTTGATTTTCAAACATAACATGGGGAACAAGCTCGTCAGATTTTTCTATTCCAAGTTTACTTGGTATTGCATAAACAGGAAGAGGTAAATTTTCAAAACCAGCTATTCTTATAAGTAATGGTTTATATATCTTTCTTTTATTGGATGTTTTCGGCCAAAACAACAATGCTCTTAATAAAGAATATATACATGATAGTAGATATCTTTTATTGGATATAAATACAGAATAATAGAGGTCTATTAACGCCATTATTTTGTCCCGAAGTTCTTCTACTTGTTCTTCTTTGTCTTTTAAAATTTCATCTTTTTCAATTTCACTTTGTGGATTAGGGAAATTTTCTTTCCTCCATTCAATCCATTTAGAACATTTATCTTTAATATTAGGTTCTTTATAAACCCAAGCCTGTTTTACATTAAGATTTACAGGTGTAATTTCGATTGCATTTTGCTTGCTACTATCAGCTATTTGTTTATCCTCCAATCTAAATGTAATCCCTGATACTTCATCCCATTTAATAACCATAAATACCATACCATTGTTTTTAAAAGATATAGGCTGTGAAACAAATTTATGAATGAGTTTTTTGTTTTCATAAATTTGGATTGTAAAATGTTTGGGAGGAGCTATTGAAATCTTTATAATACTATCCTCATACGGAATATTTGTGAAATCTCCACCTGTTTGATTTTCCCAATCATTAATTCCAATTGCTTGAATAATAGTTCCTTCTTTCATGTGCATTAAATTCTAAAATTAAACAAATAAAATATCAATATTAAATATACAAAATCAATACACAAAGCTACCAAAAAGAATGGTATTTCTATCCTTTTTTTGAGACAATATGATGTCACTTTTGACATACTTATTTAACTCACTAATAAGAAATCTCTTGGAGTATAAACTTCCGAGCAGAAGAAATACGACTTCTTACAGTTCCAACAGGAATGTTTAGGATTTCACTTATCTCATCATATGAATACCCACTAGCATAATACATCACACTATCAATACAACGGGATTTTTTAGCACACCGTTGTATTGTGGAAACCAAATCATCAAACAGTATTGAATGAGCTGTACAGTTAGAAATGGCACTTCCGTCTACCATATCAAGCCCTGTAAAATGTATAAGGGAATTTCTATTGTATCTTATTATATAAGTATTCCTCATTATAATAAGGCACCACGGTTGAAGTGGTTTAGAACAATCAAATTTATCACGATTCACAAGTAGCTTATAAACTGTATCACCGGCTAAGTCTTCAGCATCTTGCATGGAACAGCAGAATTTTCTTGCCACCTTTAATATCCAAGGATATATTTCTGATAATTCCTTTTCAAAGTCCATTGTCAGCCCTCCTTATTAGGTGTATCTTCGGTTCGCCATTAATGCACCTTTCCACATATTTCCGGTGCATGATACTTTGTTCGTGCATTTCCTTAGCAGAACGCTCGATTGAACTAATAAGAGTGCCTATATCGGGGGGCAATAAGGCAATCATTTTTTTTACCTCGGACACTTCTGCTGTTATCCGATTACACTTCGTCTCTAATGTACGTAATTCTGACAATAAAACATTGTATAAATGCCTATTTATACAATGGATGCTGTTTTTTCTATTCATAAAAAAGTCGTTTGTGATTCTAAAGGAGATGTACAAACGACTGTATGAAATAATTCGCTTTAATTAAAAATTAATCGAATTACAGCATATATGTAGTACCAATATTATCATGTACTTCTTTTTCTGATCGATATTTCAACATCAGCTTGATGAACGATATTCGCATAAACAGCAGCATTAATTACGCGGGAATCAATACTCATTTTAAAGAATGTCATTAGAAAAGCAATCTCTGCATCAAAAGAAGAACGAATTTGTTCAGGAGTAGCCTTACTTCCTTTATGTTCCTCACTGCGTCTCTCCTCATTCCGTTTTTGCTCAAAAATTGCAGAATGAAGTAAATAATCAAGCTTCGATATAACTTGCTCATCACTCATATTTCGGGTATCTACATTTAGTTGACCCAATACCTGACGAACATCATCATAAAAGCCAAGAGAAACAAGAGCCTGACAAATACGAAGACTCAATAGTTTGGCACGTTCTTTCAGCATATCCTCTTTGTCCATTACCATAGCCTTCATATTTGAAGGGTTAACAATACTTCTGTATTCGACAAGTAATTTAGACGCTATTTCTTTAAGCGTGCTTTCGGACATAGATTTGCAGTCCGAAAGCAAACAAGCATAGTTTCCGCATGAAAGTTCAATGAAATCACTCAATGTTATCTGATTTAATCTTTCAATCATAGTTATTTCAGTTTAGATAACTTATACAGTTCAAATTCACGGTTAGAAGCATCTTGGCGTTGCATTTTTAGACTCTTCATCAAAAGGAAATTTGTTCTATCAACCCTTTTTTCTAATCGGGAATAATCATTGAAAACAATGGTGTCACCGGAAGAAGATGCAAAATATGTCGGTGAAAATGTGGGAAAGTCCCAATCCGGTATATCAAAATTAGAGATATCTACCTTATCAACATCAGGAAAGACTTGCGCACCTTTAGGAATATCAACTAAAGTTGGAGTATCAGGAGTAATCCATGCTTTTCCGGAATACATGATAACTTCATGTTTACCGGCATCACCAACCAAAGCAGCACCGCCGGGGTGCCTATCATTACCTTTAGTACCTTCTGCATAAGAAGGAATAGGAGTGGCAAGAATTGTTGCTACTTGCATAGCCCCCATCGCCCCAATAACAGCAGCCATTACAGCACCGGCAATCGGACCTAACTGGAAAGCTTCCATAATACCACGAGCTGTTGCAATTCCAGTTTCTGCAACTTGTACTCCCTTATGCCAAACAGCTTGTTTATGGGCAATCTCTTGCTTTTGTTTTTCCAACTCCTTATTCTTGGCTTCTGTCTGATCCTTTGCTGCCCGTTTACGCGCTTCCGCTTCCTCTTCGGATATAGCTCCAGACTCTGCCAGATTCTCAATTCGTTCAATATCCTCATCATACTTTTCCTCATTAGCTTCCCGCTCTTCTTCTATTTTCTGAATCTGACCATCATAAATAGTAGAGACTAGATCACCAATAGCACCCACTGCTTGAGATGCAGTTTGAAGCCATTTTTTCAGATTCCTCTGACGTTCTTTCTGTGCTTTCTCATCCGCTTTAGTAACTTTATTGATAGCATCTATTTCCGTTTCTGCTTCTTGCTGGGAAAGGTCCGCTTTCAATTTCTGTAACTGCTCTGCGATCTTAGCCCTATCCTCTGCACTCAAATTTTCGTTTCGAAGTTCCAACTCCAACGCATCAATTGCAGCTTCGGTTGTTTTACGTACATAATCTAATTTTAACTGATACTCAAGTTCTGCATACTCTTGCTGGGTTATTTCCTTAGAAGCTAACTGTTTTTTAAGAGCAAGCGTATCCATAACATATGCAGCATCCCGGATTTCCTGCTCATGCGCTGCATTCTCTGCTATTAATTGCACCTGATCGGATGCATGTCTTTCGTAAAGTTCTTGTTTCTTTTTTGCATATTTGTCGTCAATGAGAAAAACATCTTCACCTGTTTTCTCTGCTGCATCAATTTCTGCTTCACGTTGCAATTCCAACTGGTGCAATTTCAAATCAAGTTCTTCCTGGGACCCCTTTTTTACAACAGCAAGAGCGTTCTCAACATCCTTCTTCTCACGATCAGAATTATACTTAATAGTAAACTCATCCAGCTTTTCCTGCATTTCCTTAGCTAAATTCTGACGTGTAGCAATTTCCTCTTTGCTATTACCCTTGACGGCAGCAATCTTCTTCGAGTAAGCAACACCAATTTTAGCAAGTTCTTTCTCCAGTCCCTCATCCATAAGAGCTAGTTCAGACTCCTGATAAGTTTCATGAATTTTCAGTTTCTCTTTGAGAGCTTTTTCCTGTTCACGTTTTTCTTTATCAGTAAGTACCTTTACTGAATTCCCCTTTGTACCACCATTCTCTTTCAAATCAATGGTATCAAGTTGTTCAATAAGAGATTCTGTTATTGATGAAATAGCCTTCTTACCTGCAGCAGCTTTAGTTGCAACATCGATCTCATCTTTAATGACATTATTTGTGCGTCTCCATGAGGTCAGAATTGTAAAGAATCCCCTGTCTTTCAATTCTCCTTCCAATTTCTTACGATTATCTATAGCTAATTGATAATCACTATTTTCATATTCCAAACGAGACTTCAATGTTTCAATATAATCTTCTTTAGCCTTTTTAGCCGCCTCATCAGCAGACATTCCTGAATTTATATATTCTTTATACAATCTCTGCATATTTCTAGCATTCTTCTCCAAAATATCAGATTTCATCATCTCTTTCTGTGCAAAGGCAACAGCCTTATTGTCTGCTTCATCTTGTAATTCAGAATACCCCTTCAACTGTGTAGCAACATTCCTCAACCCTCTTGCCATAAAATCCAGGACATCCTTCATTATACCCTTGGAATCATAGAAGGATAACATAAATGCTTCCCACGCAGAAGAAAGTCCCGCAATAGAACCTTTAACATTGTTACTCATGGTATCTGCCATATCTGCTAGTTCTTTATCCACGCCTGTAATTTGGTCCCTCAATGGAACAATTTTATCAGAAGCTGTAAGAAAAGCATTGAAAGCGGCGACACTCCGTTTATCTGTTAATTCTAAAGTTGTATTCAAATCTACACCTTGTTCTTTCAGTTTCTTTAAGCCAACAACCAACTCAGGCAATGTTTTTACAGGTTCTCCAAGTGCTTTAGCTAATTTGCCATTGCCATCAGCCAAATTCAACAAAATATTACGAGTGGCTGTTGCAGACATTGAAGCATCAAAACCTGCATCTGCAAGCTTTCCTAACAATGCCAAAGTATCTTCTATTTGGAAATTGAATGCCTTTGCAACCGGACCAACAATAGGCAAGGCAGTAGCTAGGTAAGAAAAAGATAAGGCACTCTTTGATGTAGCAACAGCCATAGCAGATACATAACGTTCTGTTTCTTTAGTGCTAGCATTAAACATTCTCAATGCAGCACCAGACAATGCGGCTGCATCCGAAAGTTCAGCTCCAGTTGCTTGTGCGAATCGTAAGATGGCACCTGTCGAATCTAATATTTCACGACGTGTAAAACCTAATTTGGCTAATTCTATCTGTAGTTCAGTAGCTTGTGCAGCTGTATATTTCGTTGTTGCTCCTAATTGACGCGCATCAGTGGTTAATTCTTTAATATTGTCAGCCGTCGTACCTAAAATCGCTGCAAGTTTGCTATTAGCAAATTCAAATTCAACAATGGAACCAACACCTTCACGCAGTTGCGTAAACATCTTAACAATCCCTCCAACAACAGCTTGTGCACCAATATATCCAGCAGCCCATCCTTTCAATCCTGCACTAACTTGGCTTAGCCCAGGAGCCATCTCCGTTTTAAGCATCCTTCCTGCATTCCGGGCAATAATACCCATATTCTGCATGGACTTATTACCGTTCTGTATCTCAACCCATGCAGCCTTCACTTCTTCCCGGTATGCACCAATTGTCATTTTCTGTTGACTATATCGATCGGAATTTCGCTTTATGTAATCAGTGTTGATTCCAATAGTAGAATTAAGACGGGCAAGTGTACGAATATAGTTTTCATCCGTATCTTTCAAAACATCAACAGCCTTTTGCAGCTGCTTATTCATTTCCTTTGCTTGTGAACGGCTATGTACTTCCTGATTAGTCAAGGTAATAGCAGTTCTGATAAGTTTTAAACGTTCTTCTTCAGATAAAACAGCTTTCTTACGAGTAGTATTACCGGCATTCTGCGCTTTTGTCAAGTTAGCTTCCGCTTTAGCAACCTTTTCCAAGGACGCAGCATTATCCGAGTTTGCCTTGGTTAGTTTCTTCAATTCAGCAGCAGATAATTTCTCTACATTTAGCTTTTCCTCTATCTTCTTACTGACAGTTTGAGTTATTTCAGACTGTTTTCTAAGAGCCTCGGTTAATTCAGCAGATGCAGAACCAGCCGTTTTTGCTTGAGTATTATAAAGATTACTCAACTTTTCAAGATCAGCAACGCCTTCTACATTTAGTTTCAAACCTTTTGCTAATTCTTTGGCCGCATTAACATAATCAGCCCTCACACGCTCAATAGTATTATCAAGCTCCACCAATTTCTGCAAATCGTTCTCATCAACGAAATCTTTTAATTTTAAATCTGCCATAATTACAGGTAATGTCTATATTCAACAATCTTTCCTTTTATCTCAACTCCTAGTTTATCAAAAGCATAGGTACCATCTTCTTTCTGATAAACGACATACATGCAACCATCCAAGACAGCTGCTTTCTTTGCAAGATCACTGATACGTTCCAGTTCACTCTGCATCTTTTTTATTTCGCAACTACAAGCCATTTTCTACCGATATCCACATTCTGAAAAGAAACGTTCCATCCAGGGACGGAGATACATAATATTAAAGTACTCTTTAGCTGTATCACCAATGCCTAAAATCTGCTCACCGTATTTCTTCTCAATAGAACTACCGTCCGTAAATCCTTTCGTTGAGAATCGAAGCCCGGAATCAATTCTATCGGCAGTTATGCTATCATAGAAAGTACCAGTAATAAAGAGGTTAGGTACCTCAACCGGACGCGGTGGCAAATAAAGCATCTCACTTCTAAGAGGTGGAGTTATCCTCTCCTTCCATCGTTTATATTGTTCCGCACGGTTCTGCCAGGGACCGGGCTCGTTAAAATAGGTGTCAGTATCATAATCAGGATTCAATAGATGTTCAGTACCGTCCAGACCGGAATATAATTGCTCCTGAATGCAATCAACGAGCACATTCTTATGTTCTTCCATACACCTAATACATTCCTCTTCAAACCCGGATGCAATGGAATGAATAACTCTATGTAATTCATCAAAATCTGCCATACAGTAAAAATATAACGGGCCGGGCTGTAATCACACCCCAGCCCGTCGGTTACTTAGTTATCGCATCGTACACTTCCGAGAGCTTCTTCTTGCGGTCAGCTTCCTTCAGTTCCTGCCACACGACTTTAATGTGCGCATTAATAAACTCTTCCTTCGTCATGCCCTTCACAGCAACCTCGACGAACGTAACATTATCTACCTTCATGACACCTGCTCGATACCTCTGATTCCTTTTTCATACAATACAGAAGGAGCTTTCAACGAAGGAACCGCCCCGGCTTTAGGAACAATGGTAATGATACCATCCGAATATGTAGCAGAAGTTACGTTATTCATAACTTCAGCAGCACCATCAGCAATAAGACTGCCAAATTCTTCTGTACGGTCATAACCACCAACAACTTCAACTATTTTGTAAGTATTTTCGGCCTCCAACTTTTGAAACACAACATCAACCAAGCCTTTAACGAAATTCTTGGGATTGAAGTCTAACTGTACGTAGTCAAAGTGCAATTGGCTGTCTTCCACATCTTCATGTGAAAAACTAACAGTCATCGCAGACTTAGCACTACTGGTCGGGTACTGTGTCACGGTCGGGTAAACAGTAGACATCGGAATACCGGCAAGGATATCAGTGTCATCATTATAACCGATCAACATATTATCCTGATTCCAAAAGTAAACGTCCCATCCTTTATTGGCACATTTCAGAAGCTGGGCATTCAAAACCTCATCAAATTTCTTCAAAGTGAAGGTGTCTGTTTGAGCGCTAAGCCCGTTGTATTCACTTGCACCGTACCCTACAGGATTAACTTGAGGCTCTCCACCATTCTTGGCATACTCCAGGAATGGCAAAATAGGGTAAATACGCCCGGGACGGTCTGCATGGCACAATTCGAGCAACTTCTCACCTGTTATATCAGCAGGGAGTTTGACACCATGTTCTGTCAAGATAGCACCTTTGACCTTTTTCCAGTCAATGCTACAAGCAGAACTACCAGTGTTCATCCGGGAACCCTTACACGTTCTAATCTTTCTCATTTTCTTCTACAATTAAGATTATTAATTTTTATTTCCATCGAGCGTATATTTATGGCATCAATCGGCTCGCTCACAGCCTCACCGGAATCTGTATAGGCTCCGTATCTGCCATATGAATAGTTTTCTGAATAACTATGTTTCACTTTTTCGTCATAGTCGCAGTCGAACCGAGAATCTTCATATAATACTTCCAATAAACGTTTATAGATTGGCCGAAGGATATTTTTAAAAGATGTGGTTCTGCGCATCTCATTGCTCCACTCTTTACAAGAAGAACATGCTATAATTAACGAAACCTTTGCTTTTGAAAAATAATCCGCATCACCTCTATCCTCACTAATTGGAGTGAATAGTGCAACTAATGGAAACTTCCTTTCAGACTGGGCAGAAGACTTACTGTATTCATCTAAAATATCTTTGATATATTGACTGCTACCGAAGATGTAATTCAACCTTGGTGACTTCATAACTTTAGTTCCCCCTTTCCCATTTGGATAGAGAATTTCAAGCCCTTCTGGAAGTTCCTTTACAATCTCCTCAAACAGTTCTGTTATATCTAAATCTATCATAAATTGAAAGCATTAATTGGGGTCAAAAGATTCTTGGTTATTTTCACATCGAAAGGACAATCATTCGACATAGCCCATTCAACAAACTGTTTATTCTTCTCTACCATGCTATTCCATGTGCTTACTTGTCTCTTCAAAGGAGCTATATATTCATTAGCACATTTCAAACGGACAAGTCCGGTTATTGTAGCCTGGGTGTTTGCGTCACGAAGAATATGATAAAAGACATAGTCAGCGAACGGTTCACACAGCTTCTCGCATAATACTGCATATCCGGACTGGGGGGCTTCCTTCTCTTCTGAAATATCAACTTCATCTGAAGAATCTTCCTTTTCCCGTTCAATAAGCTCCAAATAATCTGTGATAGCTTGGGAAAGAGTCACACCAACAACATTCCGGAGAAATTCGGGCTGAAATGCCTTAATATACCCATTTATCACCTCATTCACAGCAAGAGATTGGGGCGAAGGCATTTCAGCGACCGAAACATTCTCAATATGCCTGGGACCTGACATAAAATATGAAACATCAATCAACATAGCGATAGTTATTTAGAAGTCTTGCCTTTCCCGGTTTTCTTTTCATCTTCTACGGAAACGGCTTTATCATCTGTAACAGTTACCTCCTTGGCATCTTCCTCTTGCAAATCTTTTGAATCGGCAACCGGAAGATTCTTTTCATCAGAAGGCACCTGTACTTCAAGTTCTGCAATGCGAGCTTTCATTGTTTCACGCTCTTCTGTCAGTTCAACAATTGTCTTATCTTTCTCTGCAATGGATGCAGTAAGCCTGCCAATCTCTTCATTTTTTTCTGCAAGCATACATTCCAATGTCTTTCGGGCATCTTCTTCTGTAACAAGACCACATTCGGAAATAGGGATGAGTTGAATCATCCCTCTATTAATCCGAATGCGTTGCTCTTTAAGCACATTGGTTACATCCTTATCGTTACCTCTAAGTATGTAATCCATAATCCTACGCTTTAGTTATTGCAGTCTTCAATGCGGCCAAATCCCCATAAGCGAAAGCCCACGGCATATAAATCGGGAAGATAACTTCTTCTTGTGCCATCAGCACAACCTCATTGCAAAGCTTGGTCTCCACATCTTCAGCCCATTCAAGTGTCAAAGTGGTATAATCAACCAAATTTGCGGCTTGGTTAAAGTCACCTAAAAGATACTTACCTGGAAGAATACCACCATACTCGATAATCGGACGACCGGCAATATATTTCACCCCATCAACCATTTTAACGATACCAAGATTACGTCCTGTCGTATCTTTTTCTGATTCCATACCGTTAACAGTCATTGGATTAAGAATAATAGCATTCGGAAAATACTGGGCATATGTCATTGCGGCGAAAGCTGTTTTCACTACATCTTCAGAGTTGGGTTCCTCAATGTTCTTAAAGCCGGCTTCATGAACACTGAATGTCATTTTATCCGTAGCCGTTTCAGCACCGGAGAACGCGACACCAGGAATAAGGATACGACCATCTTCCATTTTCACAAGAGCGTGTGTTTTGTTCAGTTCTGTAAGAACAGCGGCACCAGCGAACGTGATACTCATTCCATCAAGAATCAAATCCTGTGGTTCTGCAAACTCTACAATCACATCCTTATCACCGTTATATCCGGTAATAGCTTTTACAGCACCGGCGGCACCTGTAACAATGGCTGTACTGATAATCTTCTCTACAGAAGTCACCCCAGTATTATTAATAATACCAAGCAAATTCTCACCATTACCGTCACCAAACAAGATGTTCCAGTCTTCTGCCATCCAAACAGCTTCAGGAAGCATGTTCAAGATGTAGGAACGAATGTACACTCTTGATTTCAACATACGTTTTGAGATACGGATATGAGTACCAAGGCGCTTAGTTCCTGTCTGTATCTCTTTTACCTTGATGCTTGATTCAGGCAAACGCCCATTCTCTGTTACAAAACGGGCATTGCGGTTGAAAGCATATACTTGTGCATAGGCAAGTTGAGGGTATGCAGGATCAGCAGTCAACGTCGTTAATACATCACGCATATGCAACTTTTTGTTGGCAACCTGAGTCACAACACGTTTCTGTTGTTGAGTAATCAACAAATCACCGGTGTAATTGTCAGTCATGGAAACGACATCTTTCAAGGAGAAGCCGTCAAATTCTCCTGATTTGCGTGTTTTTCCTTCTGCGAAATCTCTGAATTTTTCAGAATCAAGCATCTCGTTCAACTTCTCATCGAACTTGTTGATAGTATCCATAGAAAGACCTTTCTGCTTCATTTTCTCGATACTTTCACCTAGAGTTTTAACTTGTTCTACAAGTTGCTCGTTGTCCTTTACCAATTGCTGGAACTTTTCTCCATCATAGGCTTTCAATAGATTATTGATGTCACCAAACTGTTTCGTTACCTCCTCCGGTGAGGCAAATCCTTCAAGTGACTTGTTAACTACTTCACACATCATGCCGACAATGTTTTCCATGAAAGTTTTCTGTTCTGCCGGCAGACCGTCTGTTTTCAGATTAAAATCTGATACTGTAAATTTTTTAGGCATAAAATTTAAATTTTAAGTTATTTATTCTCGAAACAGCTATTCAAACTCTTGAAATCGAGTAAAGTGCCATTATCAGCGGCTTTAATCGTTACTTCATCGTTCCCATTTTCCCCGTCATTCTTTTCTTGAGTGTCAACAGACGGCTCATTTTTTCCGGTGGTATTTTCAGAAGTGTTTTGCAGAATAGCATTCGAACGATATACTTTTCCCCAACAGTGGGGACATCTTACATAATTCATAAGGTCTTGTAGACCCTTTTGAGTAAATTCTTTCTTTTCTGATTTGACAGAATCAATAAGAGAAATTACTTGGGTTCTAATCTCCGGAGTGAGCTTCTCCATTTCTTCCCTTACAATGTCCTGTGTTATCCATCTCTGATAATCAGCAGCATAATCTAATACCTGTTGGGCAAAGGTATGCTCTGTTTCTGCATCATAATCAAATTGATAACCACAATGAGGACATGAGACAACGGCACCACCGTTGAGGCTCTTCAGTAATAAACTTAATTCCATATCGTATCCTTTTAAACGTTCATCACTATATCCATGCTGCAAGAACGCTTTCCGGACGAAATCAACAGCTTCCTTTACCTGGTCAGCAGTAGCAGACTTGATATTCACAAGGAACGTCTGTGGATTACTCCCCCAACTTGTCAATGTTGAATATTCCATCATACGCCATTCAAGCACCTTACAAGGATCGATAGAATCCCTTTTGATGGCTTTTACTCCGATAGAGTGTTCTAGGGTTCTTCCATTCTCTGCAAACAGCTTATAATCAGCTAACGTATCACGGCCAATCTGTTTTTCAAGATTTAACTGACCGACCATAACCAAATTACCTTCTGTTTCCTTACCACTCAACGGAACACCTAACAACTGGTCTGTACGATGATTCAGGAACCAACGCATCCGACCAATATTTTCTTTCAATGTCTTATTGAATGAGCCGGGCATAGATATGTCATTTTGTGAGTCCTTCACACCGATACCGTTCACCGCAACGGTAACGATACCCTTCTCATCAACATCATTTGCCTTTGTCTTGTACTGAAGGCTTTTGATTTTCTCTTCCATCTTTTTCATCTCCACTTTTAGTGTTAAAAACTCGATTTACTTTATCCAGTTCCTCATCTGACATATCAAATTTCAATTTGTCAAACAAGGGATTTTCTATCATACTTTCGCCTATTTGGGCACGCCAGTCATTGAGTGTTATAAGCCCACATGAGAATTGTTCACGACAACGTTTATTTATATTTGTCTTTACGTCTTCGGATTCTTTCAATCCTTCCTGCAAACAATCAACATCAGAGAAATCACAATCCAAATAATATCCCCCTCCTTCAAGACCAAGGAAAGCTGTAAAATCCTTGCAGAATTGTTTGGCCATAGGAATAACAGTTGAACAATATACGCTCTTTTCAGCAGTAGCCTGATTGCTAAATGTGGACTGGTCTTTTCGCGGAACAAGAACGGCAGGGATGCCGTATGCCCCTGCAATATTTATTGCATCAGCCAAAGTCTCTTCAAACGGCTGTAACTCTGCAATAGAAAGATTAGTACGAACAAAGTCAATGTCTGCATCTGAAATACCATAAGGTACCTGGCCCTTCCTTACACCATACTTCTCAAAATTTTGCTTCAAAAGCTGTTCCTTTTCATCGTCAGTCAACGCTATTGAACCGGTAGCATCAGTTTTCTTACTTACAATAAAGCCCAATCCACCCCGCTTTACATAAATCACATTTCTAGCTTCATATACAGCTATTAGATTTGACATTGGCTTATTTTGGGAAGCAAGACGACTTTTGGACTTCAAGAACATAGCCCCTGAATAGAACTCTGCACTTCCGTCTCTATCATGCCATATTTGGTATGGAGGAATTTCCAAACTACCATTCCAACCATACTCCAAACGATAGCTACGAATAATATCTTCTGTTTGGGCAATGCCAAACAATGGTATATTCCCGTAAACAGGTTCTACAATAGTCTTATCAGAAGGTAGCACCCAATAATTATCGCAATATCTCCATTTTTCAGCTGTAGAAAAGACATCAGGCATAGCGGCACGAATAAAGCTATTCCCTGTACACAATTTATAAATATGGTGCTGATAAATCAATTCTTTCCAACGCATCAAACAATTAGGACGACTAAGTATGCCATTCATTCGTTTATTCGCCCATACTATACTGTCATCCTTAGTTTTCTTCAATTGAAAATTAGCACCTGCAATTCGCGATGCAATATAATCGATCGGGAAAAAGACTTCAGGTATCGTACTGAATAGCGTTAGATAGTTACTGCCCGCTACAATAGGACTAGTAAGGTCCTCAATGTATGCAACTGACCATTTTTCAGCCTTGCCACTTTGAGTATCTATATCCTTATTTTCAGATGAAGTAACTATTTCAACTTCACCTTTAGTCTTAGATTTCTTTCCAAATAGATTATCAAAAAAAATATTCATTGGGTTCCTTTTTGAGCAAAACTAAGTAAAAAGGAAAACCGTTTTCCAAAACACTAAAATCTTGAAATTACGAAAACATAATATCAACAATACAACATCCTTATTTTCAATCACATATAACGCAATTCAATTCAAACCTAATTTTACAACGAACTGTACTAGCCCACTCAAAACAGCACTGGCCTCTTTTGTTTCACTATCTTTATTATAGTCCATCAGATTATTCATGAAGGCAACATATTCCGTATCAGATTCTACTTTTGATGCAGAAAAAAGAATACTATTTTTCACATAATCAGATGTTGCAGCAATACGCTTATCTACATCCGGAAACTCTTTCATTACACGAATCTCCTTGTTTGTACTAGAACGGAGTTCCCGGATAAAAGGGAAATAAGCATCTGTACATTCAATTACACATGAATCAGATTCATGGGACAAAATAGAAGAACGTATATCTTCTGTTGAAGTAGTATCCATAAATACGACATCAACAACATGCCATTTATTTCCACATCTAAACGCTTGTATAAGGACAAATTTCCCATTAACATTCGGCATCACATATAGAATCTTCTTAGTGTATTTACATTCGGTATCTGGATTGAAGAAATTAATAGTGCCATTACAAGCATACAAGTTTCTTTTTCGCCGGTTACTAAACTCTATATACTGCTCACTACACAAATCCACAACGACATATCGGAACGTATCAGACAGGTGTCCGTGCTCCTCATAAGTCTGCAAGGTAGTTTTATTCTTGACCTTAGTTTTAAGAATGGCACCGTTAGCATCTTTCTGTACGCTCATGTAGTCCTCAATAGATACCGAACATGATTCGTCAATGTGTATCTCTATACCGGGAACAGTACAATCAAAGATAGCATTGATAAACTCACCGGTCATGGCAACACTCGGATTCTTGTTGCCTACCTTATCTTCAATCTCGAATCCTTCTTTCTGCAATGTATCTATGAATAAGTCCATCCAGGAACGCTTCTCATCGTCAATGCTGTTTGCCGCTTTCGTTGATGCATCACCATGTACATATAACCTATCAGAATATTGGATAGATTTCAGATACTTTGCAACAAGTTTGGAAGCTTTCTTTACTGTATTGTTGGGGCTTTCAGCACACGTTTCATGGAATTGCCAAACCTTGGTACCAGTTGTGAAATCGACCTGCCAATATGATACGCTGATATACGGAAGCACGTTGTTATCGACAGAGATATGAATAGGTAAGTCCGGAACATACTTATGCTCACCGGAATGTTTGCCACGATTGAAGGAACCGAAGAACTCACTACCGGTACGAATGACACCCCATTCTCCCAATGCGTACACATTGTAATAGTCCGGATCGTGAACTCTATCATACTCAAAGTCGGCAACACATTGCTCATCATAGAAACCATACGTACCGTCAGGACTACCAACAACCCAAAAATTATTCAAATAGGTAGATTGGATAATAACTGTATTAGGGGCCTGTTCCTCGATTTGCTTAGTACGAAGATTAAGTATTTGCCTGGGTGCGTTCTTTCTTACGGATTTGACCTTGGTAAGTTCTTCCGGCAACTCTTTGCCGGCAATGGTAACAGTCATCGGTACATCATGCCATTTATCTTTATCAATAAACTCTTTCTTTATCCAATGGCTTTCACTGATCGGGTTAAAGGTACAAATAATCTGCTGCCCTTTCTTACCACGCAAACGCTTACGTAGCTGCTTGAAATCCGGATGCTCGAACTCTGACCATTCCTCTAACTGAACTCGCTTATAGTTAGAGATACCTTTTATCTTCTCCGGATCGTCAAGACCGGAGAAATCTATCTTCGCACCATTTACCAGACATTTAATAGTATTCTGTTGAAATTTGAACAAATGGGAGATGCCAAGACCGATCGCAGCGACCTTATAATCTTCATAAATGGTTTTGAGAATAGAAGCTCCTACCTTACGCATGACAAGAGTGTTCTCACCATCCTGTAATGTCTGTATCAGTATTGTTTGTGCCACACTATACGACTTACCGGAAGATGAACCTCCATAGAGAATGATAAAACGGATAGTCTCATCATTCAAGTACTTCAATAGATAGAATCCGTTAGGATTTAGCTTCTTATAATTTATAACCATATTGTTCTAAAAGTAAGGTTTCTCCGTAGGATGAATACCGGATTTTGCAGTTCAAATTGTTCTATTCTTCCGAATTCTCATTATCTTCAAATCCGATACGAAGTTCACCGACTTTATTTCCGTCTCCACCTTTGATGTTGACATTCTTATCGGCTTCCCATCCATTCCAGGCACCAAGAATCCGGGCGGCTTCTGTCTTGCCGTTGAACTCATAATTAACCACTCCTCTATTATTCTGAATCTTCTTCAACGCATTACGGGCGCGCTTTGGAAGTTGGGACGGACTTCTCATCTTTGTTTTCCCGGTAACAGGGTCTACATAATGTAAATCATCGGGATCAGCGAGTACAATATCCATTAATACCTTCTCGACCGTTTTCCTCTCTACTTCAGTCTCTTTCGCCCTCTGTTGCTTAATCTCACTTATCCTTGCACTAACCTTGCTATTGGCTAACAATCTGCTAGCAGCACTCCAAATCGTTTCAGGTTTCATCTTTGACGCATCATAAGACATCCTATATGCTTCACTAGCATTACCTTCTGTATCAACGTAGTATTTACAGAATTTCTCTTGCTTGAATGTTAATGGTTTCTCTTGCTTTCCCATATCATTTGTTATTTATTCCTACGAGAAAAAGAAGCTGCTCTCTATCCTTTAAAAGCTCATAGGTGGCAAGCAGTGTGCTGCCAGTTGTTAATATGTCATCATACACTATTATTTTCTTTTCCTTTATCGGACGAAGAAGAAAGAATTCTGGATTCAATCTATCTTTAGTTAGGCACTGGATTGCATTCTCATAGAATGGTATTTTCACCGCCCCCGCAATTTTCGTACAGATAGAGGTTGAAAAATGAAAGCCCTCGTTGTGTCTCCGTCGCGGTGTGGTGACTATACACCATCCTTCATATCCCCCTACTATGAAGCGGTGGAGAAACTCACACGCTCTCTCTGCAAAGAATGATGCAAGTTCCTCCGACTGTTTAATTTCTGAAAAGCTGGTACCAGTCTTGGAACGGGTGAACTGGGAGATGTAATAGATATCACCCTTTTTATGAAGTGATACCTTTTCTTTCAGATCACATAACCGTTCCTGATGAGACCAGCTCTTATATTTCACCGCTTCCGGCTTATCCCAGTCATCAATACGACATATCTTTCCCTTTCCTTTCATCAAAGATCTTCTTTACTCCGTCCTCGACAGATGTGTAAGACAAAGGTACTAAATAGATATCCCGGTTCACCGACTGCTCCAAATTGTCAAAATCCCGTTTTTCATTAATTAGCTCAATTCCAAGCAGTTTATAGTATTTTACTAAAGTAGCAAAATACATCGTAGTCACCGGTTGTACATTACAGATGTTGATTAGCTGACGGTTACATCCTATCGCATAGATAAGACCTTCGACAACATCATCCATATAAGTAAAGCACCGGATATTCTGACCGCAATTGTATAATGACACCTTTTCCTCATTAAGCAGGAACCAGAGAAGAGTTCTTTCACGTGGGTTTGGTGAATATACATTATGCAGTCGGCATCCGGTAGCAGTCTTACAATAGACAGATGCGTACTGCTCATCAAAATACTTACTTATTCCATACATGGAAGTAGTATTCTCCGGATTCGCTGTTGACGAACTGGCATACACTAACTTTACATGATACTGGTTACAGGCATCAGCAACTCGCATGAAGGTATCAATGTTATCTTTCCTGATTTGTTCCAGGTTTCCATTAAACACGCTTGTTTGTGCCGCTAAATGGAACACACAATCAATATCCTCATTCTTTAGATACTCGCATACTTTCGTAGCTTCAGTACCGCACTTTCGGTCAAGTCCTATGACTTCAATACCTCTTTTTACTAATTCTCGGCAAAGGGCTTTACCTATAAAACCCTCACTGCCAGTTACAATCATTTTTCTCATCATCACAAAAAAATAAAGGTGTATCGAATAAACAATACACCAAAGGTTCAACAATTATATAAATTTCAGTTCTTATTATTACAATCTTTCCTTACCTTTGCAATATGAATAAAGACAGAAAAAGAGTTCTGATAATAGGTAACGGATTTGACCTTTGTTTAGGCAGAAAGACTTCATACAAGGACTTTTGCCAATCTGAATTTTGTCCTAAAGACTACCCATCTCCTTTAATCAAACATTTAAATGACAAATGGAACGATAATTTAGATGCTGTAAAATGGTATGATTTGGAGAATGAGTTATACAATTATTATATAAGAATCAAAAACAATAATGGGCAAATAATAGACCTATACAACGATAAAGAAAGGAACGTTTTAGAACAAATTCAAGCAAATGGACCAGTCACAGAATTTTATGAATGTATAAAATCTAATGTAGACATTGTTAATAATCTGTTAAAAAACGGAATATTAATCTTGCCACGCTTTTCTTGTTATATCAGTTTCTCGCATGAAGATATATTAAATCCTCCTATTGAACGAGACCAAAAAGCCTTACAACTCATAAAAAATGGATTAATACAATATCTCATAAAAGTGCAACAAGAAACTATTAACGAAAATTCTATAGCTGCAATTGTCGCAAGAGCATTTATGCAGAATAAATCAAATGATCAAATTGTCATATATTCTTTTAACTACACGAGTTTTAGTGAAGTAGCTCCTAATTCCAGTTTTGCAATGGAGTTTAATGATACAATAAACTATGTACATGGATGTATCTTAGATGGAAATATTATATTAGGAACAAAAGATGAGAAAATTGCTCATAACTATGACTTCATACAAAAATCATTTGATTCTCAGTATAATCCTCCTGCTATGGTATATGATTTAATGGATGCTGATGATATTACAATATTTGGGCATTCATTAGGCATAAATGACAGCCAATATTTTAAAGCCTTTTTTGAAAGGCAATCTTCATCTACTAATCCTCAAAAGAAGAATATTACAATATTCACTAAAGACGCAAAATCAGAAATTGAGATAAAACGCTCACTACAAGAAATGACAAACTGGAATTTGACATCTTTATATGGATTGAATAATCTCCAAATAATTAAAACAGATGAATGTGCCAATACCCCAACCCTATTAAGAAAGTACATCAAAATGTATGTTGATAATGATGAAGATATTGGAAATATAATCCACAGCTAACCACTATGTTCGCAATAGATTATTATATCCTATTTATTTCATTACTATATACATTTGGAGATTTCATCATTTTTTTGTTTATTTGCAAAAACATCTAATAATATGAAACGATTCATAAACATTACCATATCTGTAATAACGCTCTTGGCTTTAATCATCATTTTAGTTATTGGGTTAGATATACAAAGTCTCAAATTAGGTTCATTTACAAATGCTCAAAATATAAATAGCATATTAATTAATTTATCATATAGTTATATCGCTGGAGCTTTTTTTTACTTTTTGGTAACAACTATACCTTTCTATTTGAGAAAAAGAAAAATTAATCTTGTCATCAAAGATAGAATAAATATTATTTCAAAAGGTACACAAACGATCATCTTTGCATATGATCCATCATCAATCAATTTAACGATTGAGCAAATTGAAAATGTGAATTTGGATAGAAATAATGAAAATGATTTATTGAATCTTTTTAAAAGATCAACGATTTTTGATATTTCAAATGTTGCGAAACAAGTTTTGCCAGAAACAAATACTAAAATTTTATTCACAATAAATCAATCATTGCAAATAATTGATAAAGCTATTGATGAAACACTTAACTATTTAGATTATCTTTCTGAAGAACAAATTATCCTATTGAATAATATAAAGAATTCAGCATTTAAGAATACGGTTTCTTCATCTACTGACAACGAATTTTATAAATATATGTTTAACCAGCCTCAAGTCGTTGATACTTTAGCAAAAGATTTC